TCTGAGAAGGAGGAGTTCTTATCACAGTCACAGGAAAGAGCAGGTGGTGCCGTTGTTTACACTGGAATGAACAACAAAGGTGATTTCTACATTGGAAACCAGAAGAAATCTGCACTCACAGGTGAGGAGACATCTTTCGATACTCCAATACCATCAGTTACAGGTGAAAATCCTGGTAGATTGAGTGTTGTGTTTGATGAAGCAACAATTAAAGAAAGACTTGTAGTTGAAGGTGGTAAATCCAAAACATCACTATCTGAATTTGATGGTCCTGTTACATTTAATAATGAAGTTCAGATCAAAGAAAGTTCACTCAAAATTAAATCAACCACAGATTCAACTTCATCCATCACAGGATCTCTTGTTGTATCTGGGGGAGTTGGCATTGGTAAAACTGTTAATCTTCCTGATGATGCTGCAATAAAATTTGGTAATTCAGGAGATTTACAAATACTTCATAACGGAAACGACAGTTTTATTGAAGATACTGGAACAGGAGCACTTAAATTAAAGGGAAGTTCTATTGAGTTAATTCATGGGGCAACCAAGCATTTTGAAACCATTTCCACTGGTGCCACAGTAACGGGTGACATGTATGCCACTAACTTCTATGGTAATGGTGGTACATTAGATGGTATTGATAATAATAAAATAGTTGATACTAATATTGTTACAAGAGCAGAAGCAACGACATCTGGTGTTATAATCACTGGAATTACTACTGTTAATGGTAATATACAACTCACTGCTGCAACCCCAGAAATAGAATTGAATGATGGAGGTCCAAGATTTAGAGTTCCATCTGCAAATACACTCAGTATTCATACTGGTGGTGGACTTGCTAACACAGATAATGAAAAGATGCGTATTGATTCATCTGGTGTTCAAGTTTTATTTAATGACACCGCAGCTCTTGATGTTCAAAGCACACTTGTAAAAATTGGTGATCCAACTGAAGCTGATGTTACATTGCAAGTTACGGGTGATATAGTTGCTTTCTCTAGTTCTGATAGAAACTTAAAAGAAAATATCTCACCCATAGCAAAAGCACTTGAAAAAGTTAACTCTATAAATGGAGTAACATTTACTAAAAAATCTGATGGAACTCCACTCACAGGAGTTATCGCACAAGAAATTGATGCACTTGGTTTACCAGGCATCACAACTACAAGAAGTAGTGGGTATATGGCAGTGGACTATGAGAAATTGGTTCCACTTCTAATTGAAGCTATTAAAGAGTTATCCACAAAGGTCGATGTGCTTGAAAACAACATAAATAATTAAAAAAAGAAGTAATGTCTAATTATAACAAATCATACAATTTTACGAACGGACTACAGGTAGATGACAGCAATTTTGTTGTCACCGCAAACGGATTGGTTGGTATCGGAACCACGGTGCCTCAAAAAACTTTGGACGTTCGAGGAAATACACAAATAAACGGTGGATTGACTGCAACTGATTTAAATATTACTGGCATAGTAACTGTTGGTGCTGGAATCACACTTGATGCTACGAGTGGAATTATAACTGCAACTAAATTTGTTGGAGATGCTTCTAGTTTGACAAATATTGTTGCAATATCCACAGTTGGTTTGATAGCAAATGCTGGATCTTTATCAACAACTGCAAAACTTGGTATTGGATCTATAACACCAACAAAACAATTAGATGTTATAGGAGACTCAGAATTTAATGGTGATGTAAATATATCTGGTATATTAACCACAGGAGAAGGAGTTAGAATTATCTCTGGTGGAATAAATGCAGTTGGTGTTGTGACTGCTACATCATTAGTGATAGATGATTACATATATCATGCAGGAGATACGAATACATCTTTTGGATTTGAGTCTAACGATACATTTAGAGTAACTACAAATGGGTCTGACAAGTTTCAGATAAACAGTTCAGGACATTTAATTCTCTCAGATGATCAAGATACTTACATTCATCATCCCTCTGGGGGTATAATATCAGTTGTAACTGGTGGTAGTGAAAGATTTAGTGTCTCTGGTACTGGTGTTACAGTAACTGGAGAAATAAGTGCAACAGGTGCTATAAGAGGTACATCTTTTTCTGGAAACGGTGGTGTACCCGCAGACTTTTCAAATGGGTTGATTGCAACAGCATCCACATTCACTGATGATGTTGAGTTTCATGGTGTCAGTGGAATTACATCAATAAGTTTTGATAAGTCAGATAATTCTCTCAAGTTTGTTGATGATGCAAAATTAAAATTTGGTAGTACCGATGGTCTTGAGATTTATCATAGTCAAAATTTAGCAGGTACTAATGATAGCTACATAGATTCTTCAGCAAGAAATCTTTATGTAAGATTGAATACAGGACCAGACAATGGTGGAAATATTGCACTACAGGCAAAAAAAGATGAGCATGGTGTTTTAATTGAAGATGATGCTGGTGTAAAATTATATTTTAATGGTGATCTTCAATTGGAAACAATTGGAGCAGGTGCATCGGTTTATAATGAATTAAAAGTTGCAAGTTTTAATGGTGGCATATCTGGTTTATCATCACACTTTGGATCACTTCGATATGGAGGAACTGGTGGTGCCCCATACAGTACAAGAAGGTCACTAGATTTAACTAACACTGATAGTGGAAATATTAATTTCTATCTTAATGCAAATAATTTATCAGTACCAGTAGATGGTAGTGATTTCCATTGGCATAAGGGTATTAATAATTCTACATTAATGACACTTACAGGCATTGGAGGCTCATTAGGTATAGGAATCACAACTCCTGCCACTCCACTTCATGTTCTTGGTGCTGCCACCATAAGTGGTAATGTTGTATTAGGTGGAGATTTAGATGTTACTGGAAATGCTGCCTTAAATGTCATTGGTCAAGTTACAGGAAATTTGACTGGAAATGTGTTCGCAAATTCAGGTGTATCAACATTTAAGAGACTAGATTTAGATACTTCAGTTTACTATGAATTTGGTCAATTATCTGCTGCAGCAGTTGGTATTGGTACCACAATGGGTACTTTTCAATTAGCTGTAAATGATGATGCCGATAAAAAATTCTTTATCACTGATGGTGGAAGTGTTGGTATAAGAACTGATGACAATTTTGGAAATGAATTATATGTTAGTGGAGACGTAGTTCTAAGAGAAGCACTTGGTGTTGGAACAACTCAACCGAATTCGGTTGTTGATTTCTCTAATGCTGGACAAGGACTTACAGGTGCTAAACAGAATAGAATGTTTATGGTTCCTCCAAAGGTTGGTGCTGCACAGACAGCAGCATTAGTAAGTCTTGTTGCAGGTGCGATGATATATAATACAGATTTAAATAAACTTCAAGTTTATAATGGAAATAATTGGGAAACAGTAACTAGTGTTGAGGCATAACAGTAATGACAATTAAAGCATCTGGATCTTCATTATCATTTTCAGAAATAGAGGCAGAATTTGGTTCTAATCCAGGCAGGACTCTTGGAAAATATCGAAGCACAGATCCCGCATTTACAAATGAAACTTTAGGAGAATTAACAAATTTACCATTAGATACTGGTATACCTGCGTCTGGTGAAATAAAATTCAGTGATTTCTATAGTAAAAAATTGAATATGGTAGTTGATTATTATGATGATACTGGTTCAAGTGGTGGTGAGGCTAATAATGTTTTGAATCGACAAGATGATGGTGCAAATACCATGGCAGCGACTTGGAGATATAATAATCAATCCTCAAGAGTTAAAGTTGTTGGTGGTTATAGGAGTAGACCAACTGGGAGTGTATCTGGATATTCATTAACATCATCATCTTGGCAGGGTGGTAAAAAAGTATTCATCCATGTAAATAAAGAGATAGGTAGTGCAAAAGCTGGATCAAACTCTGATCGAAATAAAGTTGCATTGAGAACTGGAAACTGGCCATCAGGAACAACTTTACAAATAGATATTGGATCCTCTGGTAGAATTCAAGGTGCTGGTGGTAATGGAAGACAAGGAGCAACCAATAGTGGTACACCGAGTCAAGCATTTACAGGTACAAGTGGTTTAGGTATTGAGTATCCAGCACAAATTAATAATAGTGGAACTATAAGATGTGGATACGGTGGTGGTGGAGGAGGAGCAGGTTCTTGGTCTAATCCTAACAAAAACCCCAGAGACTTTGGTAGGTCTGGTGGCGGTGGTGGCGGTGGAGCTGGCATCCCTGTTGGATTTGGTGGTGCTGAAAATGCTGGTGGATATGGAAATTGTGGTAAAGGAAAGGACTTATCTGACCAAGCTGGAAGAGGAAAAGCAGGTGGTGATGCAACTTTTGATGCTAATGGTAATGGTGGTGATGGTGGTGATCATGGAGAAGGTGGAGGAGAAGCTGGAGACGGAGGAAACGGTGGAGATAGAAATGATGCGTCAACAAATGGCACAGCTGGAAGTCCCCCTAGAGGTGCAGGAGGTTCTGCAGGATCTAATGGGTATGGTTTAATATTCAGTTCAAGTACAGTCCAAAGTAATTCTACAGGAAATAAAACGTTAGCATCTGCTGACGGTGGCGTTCAAGTTGGAAGTGTGCTATAATTAATTTATGATAACAATTTTAGATGATATTGTAGGAAATCCTACATTTGAGAGTGACTGTATTCAGATTTTAGAAAACAATAAAAAGAATACAAACGAGACAAATTTTAATGAAAGATGGTACTCACTAGATGAGGAACACATCTTTAAAGATTTTTGTGTTCAAATGATTAATGTTGCTAGTAATTTGTATAACCTCACTACTTGTAAGGGATATGAGTTTTGGTCACATAATAATACAGAACCACGAGGATGGCATATTGATCAAGATGAACAACTAAATGGGACTACTGGACAAACTAGATTTCCATTGTGTTCTATGGTATACTATTTGAAGATAGATAATTTAAGAGGAGGAAAATTGCATATAGAAGACGATATTATAACACCTAAGTCTAATAGATTGGTTATATTTTCTCCTCAACTAAATCATTGTGTAGAACCATTTATGGGAGACAGAATTGTTTTGTGCGTTAACCCTTGGGATGTAAAATTATGATTAACGATTTTATTTTAACATACGATAATGTATTTTCAAAAGATGAATGTGAAGATTATATTGACAGAATAAATCATTATATCAATGCTGGTATCGTGTTCAAGGAAGATTATGATAAACTTCATAATCGAGATCATTATACCATCAATTTTAATAATCATGATCATCCTGAGTTTAATGTACTAGCAGGAGATAACTTATCACTTCATTTTTTACCAAAAATAAAAGACCCTATTGATGATTACCTAACAAAATATAGTGCTTTAGGTAGAGAAAAATTATTAATATATGATGCAAAATTAAAGAAAATACCGATAGGTGGTGGATTTCATGATTGGCATTATGAAAATCCTGGTTTACAATCGTCACCTAGAAAATTAGTTGTACAAGTATATTTAAATACAATTGAAGAAGGTGGAGAAACAGAATTTTTATACCTCAATAAAAGAATTAAAGCAGAGCAGGGTAGATTAATTATTTTTCCAGCAGCATATACTCATACTCATAGAGGTAATCCACCCATAGGTCAGGACAAATATATAATATCAACTTGGGCAGTATCACAGGACAATAGTAATTGGAGGAGATGAAAAAATTTAAAATTAAGAAAATCAAAATGGTCAATGCAAAAAATGATTACAATTGTGATTATTTGTTTTACATTAATAATTCTAAATTAAAATTCAAATGAATTCAAAAAATGCTTTTAAAAAATGTCGTGATGATGATTTTGCGATTTGTTCCTTAGACGTAAGCAAAGGATGGATAGGTATAGAACCAGAAGAATATAGTTTCGGATTGTATTACTATGTGTTAAGAGGTTCCTGTAAATTTGGAGTGCCTTTTAAAGATGGGTATGATATCCTTAAAAAAGGAGATTTTTATTGTGCAAAAAATAAATTATATGATCATTTCTTAATTGAAGCTTTAGAAGATTTCTGTATGGTTGGTTTTAGTTCATTAGATAAAAAACAAGATTGGAATGGAAAATTAGTGTCAAGTAATACTGTAAAAGAAGAACGAGATTCTATTTTAATATGTCTTGATGGTTCACCAATCGTAGAAAATCAAGAATTATCTATTTTTGATTATGGTAATCTAGATGCGGGTGTGGAATATGAAGTGGATGCAATTGATGGGATATTAGGAGTGTTTACTAAGAATTAATATATTCTAATCTATCTTTTACTGTCATATTATTTTTATAATGGTATCTGTAGTTTTCTACTAATTGTTTTGTATAAAATTCATAATTATTCATTTCCCATTCCTCTATTTGAGGAAGTTGACCTAGATATGGTTTATCATATGCTACTAACATACTTGCCCAATTATATCCATTAAGTAAAGTTTCAGCGTGATTTACCCACTCTTGTTTTAATTTCTTTTCAATCATAGTAGATACAGACTCTAATACATCTGTTGTTTTATACGCTCTCCAATAATCTGTATCCTGTCTATCTGATAATGTATAATGGTATAAAACAAATTCCATTGTTTCGTTTAAAAATTTCTTCATCACCTTACTAACAATATTACTCTCTTTGTCTCCCCATACTCTATTTTTATTAATTAATTTAGAAATACTTTTTATGGTCACACATATAACCATAATTGATGTTGACTCCAGAGGTTCGATAAAACTTTGACATAAACCATTAGCGATCACATTTTTTACTGCAACTCTATCTAGAGAACCACCAGTAAACTTAACAGATTTATCAGCTTTCCACTCTAAACCCTTGGATCTCCAGTGTTTTTTCATATGATTTTCAGCATCGTCTACTGACAAAAAATCATCACAGTAAACAAACCCTGTTCCTATCCTACCCCAAGTTGGTGTTTCCCATATCCATCCATAATCTTGAGCAGCAGCTACAGTGCAAGGTTTATAACTTTGATGTTCAACTGTTCCCCATATAGCAGCATTATTAATTAATCTTTCATACTTATTAAATGAAGTTAATTTATCAATTAACAATCTTTTAAATCCAGTGCAATCAATATATAAATCCGCATTTATTTTTGAACCATCATCTAGAGTTAAATTTTTAATACCATTATCATCATATTCTACATCTTTTATTGTTCCTTTTATTTCTGTATATCTGTCAAGTGGAATATTATTACGGAGACTATTACCAAATTCATGAGCATTGATATGATAACCATAACCAGGAAATTTATTAAAATTAGATTTGTGCTGTTTGGTGTATGGACTTAGTTGACGAGATAAAAGATATTCGCAACTACCTTGACTATTATTGTACCAATCAATATTATAATTGGGCAATCCTTTTTTTCTTTGAGTTAAAAAATATTCTACTGAACTAATTTCTTTTTTGAATATATTTTTACCAAATTCAGTTGTTGGAGTATGAAATGATTGACCTGGTAATAAATCATCGAAATTGTGCAACCATCTACTACCTTTATTATTAAAATCTAAAAATTCAATACCATACTTATAGGATGCTTTAGCATTTTTCATCCATTTTACTTCATCAATACCGCAGACTTCAGCGACATGCTTTATTGTAGGTGTAGTGCTTTCTCCAACACCTAAGTTATCTACCTCTTCACTATGAATGATAGTTAATTCAGCATTGGTGGTTGCAGATAAGTATGCTAAACTTACCCAACCAGCTGTTCCTCCTCCGACTACTATTACTTTCATTAGTGATCTGTACAATTAGGTAGTAAATCTGTTACAACTCTGAAGTTGTGAGGATTAATGTATATCCCCATTAGAATATGATATATGTCATCAACCATCGCAAATGAACCGTGTTGTTTTTTTGTATTTAACATATATGCTTTCCCTGCTTTGAGTTCAACTATATTCTTATCGTAAATAAATGCATATTGATGTAATTCTGTTTTGTTAAGTGGAATAAAGATTCTCATTTGTTGAGCAGTTTTATAAGCGTCACGATGTAATCGAAAGAAACTACCACTATTCATATTGACAGCATGGCATTTAGCAAGACTATTCCATAGCTGGAAAAAGTCTAGAAGTGATGGGCATTTTTTTAAATTATCATTTATACTACAATCATTTCTTTTTGTTAATTCTAAATCATCTTCATTACCAGTAAGAGTTAATCCTTTTTTATTATTAGCACCATTAATCCACTTATCAATCGACTTTAGTTCATCTATGATTGATGGTACATCAAACTGATAGTTAAGTTCAACTATATCTCCGTAACTATTCAGTATCGTTAGATATGTATCTTTCATTTTTTGGGTATTTGCGGAGTTTATCAAGTTTTTTGACGTGTTGTATTTTCATAATTTCATGGTATAATATAATTACACCTTTAGGTGCATCTGATTTCCATATAAATGGAAGCAAACCATGAACTAAACTCTTGAACGAGATTTTAATCAATTTATATGAGTTCACAAGAGAATGTTTTAGATGAAACCAATAAGTCCATCCAGTCTCTACTTCTAAGTGATATTTGGATTCCTTTAAAATATTCCTCATAGTTTTTATCATAGCACACTAATCTAGAAATGTAAATGCAAATTTTTAATATTTTTCCTACAACTATCTATGTCGGGAAGGTAGAGAATCATTCTGAGAACAAAAAAGAATTTATGAAGATATATGATAAATTCGATT